ATATATTTTTCACCCGTAATTACGGGAGTTCCCTCATGCGGGAATAACCAGAATGGAGGAAATACTATCACAGATCCCTTCTTAGGTCTAATCGACATCTCAGGATAGAAGATAGTCTCTCCACCTTCAAAGTCATCATTGAGATAGAATAGCATAGCAATGAATCTACGACTAGTATCAAGCGATGCTACATCAGCATGTCTCTTGTACACATCATCAGATCCACCAACATACTTTTTGATGTTGGACCCCTCAAAGTCAAAGTGTCTTGTATTAAAATGACGACCATACTCACCTAACCAGTCTTGATACTTGCGAGCAACTGCTAAGTATACATTCTCAAGTTTCTTCTCTGCTTTAGGGTGATGATTACAAATAAAAAGATTGGTCCAGTTGGGATACCCATTCTTTTCCAATCTTTCCTTATGTTCACTTTCCTCAAAGAGTTTGATTAGTTCATCACAGATTTCGTCAGGCAGTACATTATCAATTTTTAGAACAAAGTCAAGTACATTCATGAACCGTAAGAAAACTCCTCCTTAGCAATAGCGTCCAACTTCTCCATAACCTCTTCAGTAAAGTATTTCTCAGGATCCTTCATGATATCCTTTCCATAGATTTTCTTTCCATTCATCTCATAGCGTCCAGCCACATTCTTCCAAAGTCCTCCAATCTCTCCAAGTTCAAGAAGACCATAATGGCGATCAAGCCCACGCTCGTCATAATAAAGGCGAATGGTAACATCTTTATTCTCTCGACTCAAACGCGACTTGTGCGTCTTAGCCTTGATAAGATTTCCGATAACTTCTTTTCCATCCTTTTCTTTTTTCTTGCTGAGATAAATGATCGTAGACGCGGCATACTTGAGGCCAGAGCCGCCTCCCATTTCCTTAGTAGGGACATAAGATCCGATGACATCGTAGGTGTGGTTTGTTACTAGGAGTGGAATGTTTGCTTGACCGAGTTTCAAAGTGAGCATTCTGAACGCGCCCTTGACAAGTTGTGACTTGGTCATGTCACGAACTTGTTTGTCATCAAGAGCGTCTTTGATCTCCTTCTCAGTGGACAGCATACCTAGAGAGTCTAGCACAAACATGCATGGTTTGCGATCCTCTGTTGGTGTTTTGAGATAAATGTCAACCGCTTTGAGTGCTTTGGTGCGGAACTCTTCAATGGTTACGACATTGACAACGACAAGCCGTTTGAGGTCAATGCCCCGACTTGCGATAAGAGTCTTGTTAACAGCAGCTTCAGTGTCAAAATATAGGCAATACCCATCAGGGTTAGAATCCAGAAAGTTCTTGACAACGGCCAAACTGAAGAAAGTTTTGCCAGTGCTAGACTCCCCAGCAATGGCAGTAATCTTATTCCCAGATACACCACCAAATATAGACCCTGAAACAAGTCCGTTAAAAATGTACGAACCTGTGTCCACAAATGTTTCAGTGTCGTCGATGTCTTCTGCGAGTTTTGTGTAGTCATCTCCGATCTCTTTTACAATGTCCTTAAGGAAATCCATTATCCAAAAAATAGTTCTAGGTTTACAACTTTCTCAACGTTCCATCCGATGGCGTCAAGTATGACCTTTACAGGTTCTAGGAATGCCTTGTCAAATTGTAAATCGTAATCGATGTACTTGTCAAGTCCCAATTCATAGGGGAAATCCGAGATGAAAGAAATCACATTCTCTCTAATCGGATTTGCTTTCTTCAACATGACAAACTTAATCTTCTCACCATTATTGATGAGAGAATACTTGTTTGCCAAACCCTTCTCCTTTATGTAGTGATTGTAGAGCAGAGAACCACGAACATGCATAGGACATCCCTTACCGTAAACAGTTACGGAATTCTTATGCTTGACAATATCATTTACAGTCCGAGGGAAGGCAATCTCTTCTGGAGACATCTTCTTGAACTTTGCTCTGGCATCGTCAATGAAGTCAATTACCTCATCTTCTGTGCCACTCATCATTAGGTGTAGGGCATCCTTAATCATCTTCCTACAGGGAGCAGGAGTAGACGACTTAACCGCCTCAATGCCCATCATTTTCAATTTAGGTTCTTCGTACCGCACACCCTCACTATCCCAAACATTGAGGATGTATCTCTTCTTAGCAGTCCAGATGCCACGTTCAGCGATGTTCTCCCGCTTCATCTGCATCTTCTGCTCATAAGCATTTACATACGTCGCAAGGTCCTGATAAGAGGATTCGATGAACGGTTCCAACTTGTCCTCACAGATCGTGTTAATGATCTCCACAAGTTTAGTCGTTTCGCTAATACGACCACTATAAAATTTATCAACAAGAGGTCCGAAATTAATATAGATTGAGTCAGTATCGGATGCGATAACATAGTCGATACTATCTGTTTTGAGCAAATTATTTATGTACTCATTCATCCGACTTTCGATCCAACGGATGGAAGTTTGCCCAGAAAGGGTGATTGCTTCAGCATTTGCTAACTTATAATATCGGAAATACTGATTACCGATAGCGCCATAAGCAGAGTTAAGAGCAATCTTCTTCGCCATTTGAATGTTGTTACATCTAGCGATTTCCTTTTCAAGTGCCACAGTAGGCGTCTTCTCGTACTGCTGCTTGGCAGCGAGCATTCGCTTCTTAAAGATAACTCGTTCCGCATACATCTTCTCCATTAGTTCAGGCAAGAATCCTTTGATGTCCTTGCGGAACATTGCTCCGTTAGCACAAACAGCATAGTCTTTATACATCTCAAAGGTCAGATCCTTATTGAGAATCTTATCAACAGTGACTGAAGGATGCTTCTCATCAACCAGTGTTTCTGGTGAGATGTTGTACTGCATCATCAGGTGAGGATACAGGGAGTTAAGGTCAAAGGATACCACCCAGTCATACTTGCCAGGCACTGGTTCTTTCACATACGCACCAGCAAACTTGTCACTCTTTTCCGACCTGTCGCGAGGAGGAATGACAATGTTTCTCTTCTTCAAATAGTTGTAGATAATGCTGTCCCACATGCGAACTTGGAACATCACATCGTTATAGTTCACTTTGGCAGTGTATGCCATCGTCAATGCCAACTCAATCAGTTTCATCTTGTCTTCCATCCGGTCAACAAGTTCCACGTCAACGATGTTGTAATCTACGAACTTCTTCCAGTTGCCCCTGTAGAAATCTTTGAAGGTATCAAACTCACTGTGGTCCAACTTCTTCTGACCAAGTTCAACCTCAGCGATATAGTCCAAGCGATAGGACTCTTGTGCCTTGTAAGTGAACTTCTTGTACAGTTCCAGATAGTCAAGCGTGGCAACACCTTCCAAATCAAAGATGTTGAACATGCGACCAGTGATCTGAATCTCCTCATGGCGAACCAGACCCCATGGTGAGAGTTGCTTCATCTTCTTCTCACCCATGACACGGGTGATGCGTCCACACAGATAGGGAATATCATACAGGCGACAGTTCCAACCAGTCACCACATCAGGTGTGTTCTGCTGCCACCAATACAAGAATGCCTCAAGCATCTCTACTTCTTCAGAGAAGTGATGATAGGTCACATTTGCCTGTGTGGGGGCATACGGATGACGACCCCAAGTTGTGATCTTCTTGGTATTGTAATCCTGAAGTGTGATGGTCAACATCTCTTCAGAACAAGACTCTGGATCTGGGAATCCATGCTCCGCCTGAACCTCAATATCAATCGTTACGAGATTGATCTTTGCGATGTCAAACTTGATTTCTTCTTCAGGGTATTTGTCAGAGATATATTGATACAGATATCTGTCCTGCCCATAGATCTTGAATCCATCGACATCATCATATTTACGATAGAACTCACGACAATCACGAACCGACCCTGGTTGAATCGGTTCAACATTGTCACCTTCAAGCGTGGTCCACTTGCTATCTTTCTTTGACTTTACATAAAGTGTAGGTTGATACTCCTCTTTGTATGATACCTTTCGTCCATTCTCATATCCGCGAAACAGAAAATTGTTGCCAATCATCTGGACGTTAGTATAAAACCTCACTTCAGCAAACTCTCGTACTTGTCTCCTAGTTTACCAGTTGGGTCAGCGATGGTCAAGATCTTATCCGAGTGAATCATGAAAGTATTTTGATTGGTCAGGTCAATCAACCAAGGAGTCAGACTACCGTCATCACAGACAACAAAAGGTTCTGTCAGTTTACAATCGGGTGATCCCAGTTCGGATGATACCTCTTCAATCTGACTGACAAGAATCTCACCAGTGGTCAGGTATAGAACTTTGACATCTTCACTCATTTGCCAACTCCATAGTCTGGTGCTTTCAGTTCCAGTTCTGCGATAGTCTTGTGAAGTTTTCTGAGTGCTTCTTTTGTTTCAGGAGTTTCTTCCCACTCCCAAGTTTCTTCACGACCTTTGCTATCTGTTTTCTTAAATTCTTTCTTAGTCATACACTCTCCATTCTGATTGTAGTATAGCATAAAAAAAGGGGGGTGTCCACTGGATTTTGCCAGTAGCACCCCTGCGACGACGATATTCAGTTTTATTTATTCAATTAGTATCAGATTACACTACGAACTGTCTTCAGTTCCAAACCAGAGTTTC